GTCTTGCAAAGCCTGAGTCAAAGCGTTCAATAATCTTTTCCATGTCAGCACGAACTTCTGCGCGAGTGATGTGATCACGGGCAATTTCCTCCCGAGTTCTGTTCAATAGAATCTGGATGCGTTTCTGCTCATCTGAAGCTTGCTTAAGCATGAACATCACCAGACCCACTAAGAACGAAGTGATTAGATTCCAAACCAGTGTGCCCGTTTCCATTTAACATTGCTCCGCCTTAACTTTATACGCATCCCACTCAGGAGCATCTGCTGAGGCATAGAGATACTGGGCGGCAAACTCCAACAACATTGGGTCATCACGGAAATGCCCTAACCCTCTATTACAGTGATTGCAGAGCATCCCTCTTACTTCTCCGGTTATATGGTCATGGTCTACAACCAAAGGCCCGTTATCCCCACAAATAACACACTGTGTAACCGTGGCTTTTATATCCGCTAAAGCTTCGTCTGTAATTACATCACGAAACCGCCCACGACAGTTTGCATTTCGATACGTTGCACGACAACTACGGCACCAGCTATCTAAACCGTTACGCTTTTTGTTGTGTGGAGGAAAAAACTCAGTTGTTTCGGGCTTTTCCTCTTTACAGCGAGTGCAAACTAACATTTCCATGCTCGAAGTGCCTTATTTATCCTACTGTTAGGATCTCTTGCTGTTTTTGCCGAAGTGTTCTTTTTTTTGTGCCCTTCCATCCTGGCGCAAAAAGATTTCTTACGTGATCCGCCTTCTGGCTGAGGCGCCTTTAAACCTGGCTTACCAGGATTGGCTGCGTTGTAAGAAGCCCGGCCCTTGGCATTTAAGCCTCCCTCCGGGTTTTTGCCTTCTTTCCTCTGCCATGCAGGAGACTTAGCCATAAAACACCGTTACTTTGGCATTGGACAACGTGGCATAAGCGCTGGTTTTGCACCAAACGCCCTGAGCCGGGATGACAATATTGAATGTCTCTCCGCCGGCAATTGTGTTTATTGTGAACAACGTGGTTCCACTGGAGCCACCGTCCTTAATAATCACGCTGCCTGCGGATGCACCTGGCTCAACCACCATCCCTCGCACGCGAGTTGGTGTTGCACTAACTACACCTGAAGCCGCCAGCGATACTGCTGATACGTCTGTTTGCATGGTAAACCCCCATCATCAGACGTTTTGCTGGCCAAGATATGGATCGGTAACGTAGTAAAGAATTTGCCCCGAAATGCTTCCGCCAGTTGGCGCGTCACCAGTCGTACCGCCACCAGTGATTTTGACCATCTGAGTAGCAGAAATAATGGTGTTTAGATCATCGCCAGCGGTAGCCGAGGCAAAGTTGATAACCAACTTACCCGTCGTTGCGACAGCGGCAGCAACCAATCCATTGTCGTCCGATGCAGATGTATCGGTATAACCAATCCACCCCATGTCAAACGTAGGAGTTGTTCCGCCAGTTGCAGCACACAAAGCATTGATCTGCACTACGACAGCACCTGCCGGAAGAATAACCGGCGAGCTATCGGCAGAAGAAACTTGAACGGCTACGCTATTTGCAGAAGCGCCTGAAATATAAAACTGAGCCACCATGAGGCCGGTGCCGCAATAAGCGGTGCGAGTTTGATCGCCGCCACCAGAGCGCCAAATGGCTTGGGTCGTTGAAACTGCCATGATAATTCCTTATGCACAAGTCGCTTGTCAATCGGTGCATCGTCTGCTGGGTCAGTTTGACAAGCTAGGTTTCCCAGTTGGTTCGTTTTATCAGTTATTGGGGTGAGAGTCAATCAGCTTGTTCGATTTCAATAGGTTTTCCTCCTGCGTAATTACTCGCAAATTCCATGGGACGTGAAGGCCGCATACAACATCAGATCTCAGTGGAACGATGTGATCTACAACATATTGTTCACCAGTTGTTTTAGTCATGGTGATTGCTATTTTGTACAACTCTCTTATTTGACTCTTTTGCGTCCTTGTAAGCCAAGCGGGGGTTGCGTCTCTATGCTTTCGTCTCCGCGCTTTCGTATCAGCTCGCACCCAAACCAAATTGCGATCTTTCCATGCTTTTTGATAGGCGCGTTTTACTTCAGCCGGCCTGGTTAATGCGGCTTGCATTACCTGATCTTTGTGTGCCTCATACCATTCGTTCTTTCGTTCTTTTACATATTCTCGTCTGTTGTACTCAAAAAAGTAATCTGCGCGTTTTTCTACTGCTTGACGCCACTCAACCTTCAGGCATTCAACACATGCGCCTTTTGTTTTGCGCGGGGCTACATGCCCATGCTTGCACGGCTCGCCTGTGAAGTAATACTTAGCACCGGTAGCTTTGGCTTCTTGGCGCGTTTTAGGTAGGTTTGTGATTTCCATTTCATCTCCTGTGACTTAGTAACAGGTAATGTATCACAAACATTCATAGAAACAAAAAACCCCGCCGGAGCGGGGTTCTCTGTGCTAAGTGCTTGATTTGTATCATGCACCCTGCGAACCAAAGATACCGAGTGGGTCGCTAACACCGAAAGAATAACGCTCACGGGCTTTGTAGCGTACGTTCCCCGTATCGAAGTCTCCATCCATTCCAGTCTGCATGGGCGTCCGCACAAAGTGCTTCAGTCCATTAGGAACGTCCGTCGTTAAGAACCATGCGTTGGTGTCTGTCAACCAGTGGTTAATGGTGTAACCCTCGGGTACAGAGCCATTGTTCTTAAGCGCGTTGATGTCGTTGTCGTTTGTGCCGACACGCAACTCAGTTTCTAGCAAACGGGTTGCTACGAACTGGAGGCTTGAAGGAACAATCAACTTACGTGGCTTTGCAGCAATCAACAGGCCACGTTCATCCGTCCATGCTGCGATTTGAATCACTGCGTTTTCCAACGAAGTTTCATTCAAGTCAGCTTGGGTAGATGGTGTGTTGCTGTTAACGCCACCAGAGACCAGTGGGTGCGAAGTGGAGAACAGGGGCTGGCCGTCACCGTATGTAACAGTAGATGCCCATCCGTTGTTCAACACGGCTGCCGCTTTCACCTGCTTCGTGTAACTCATAGCACGTGCGAGTGCCTTGGTATAACGAGAGCTGAGCGAATCGTACAGGTTGTCTTCGATTGCCTCTTCGGTAATCGAGAAACCCATTGCGATTGTTTCGTGGGTGTAGCGAGCCGTCCAAGCTTCCTGCGCATTGTCATAAGCAATGGCAGAGCCTTCGTTCTTGACCGGTGCGGCCGAGAATCCAGACAGCTTGGTTTCCTCTTCAAACGAGCGCTCGGAGGTCTCCGTTTCGTAGATCTCTTTGTGCTCTTCGCCATAACGAGCGTACTCCAGACCGAACAATGCGTTCAAGCCGGGGAGAAGCTCTTTCAGTAGTTGTGCGCGTGAAATAGCCATTTAAGTTTCCCCTTACAGTCCGGTCGGGTTGTAGTAAGCATGTCCACCCAAGAACGTCGAACCGCTAATGCTAGGCATATTAAACTTAACAATAGCTTCTGGGTAGTAGACAGTGCCACTATAGGTAAATGCCGTATCCGGCACCAAATCAACAATACGCAACGGCAATGAATCCGTTACATCTGCCGAGCTCAACAAGATGCCTTGCTGAGAATCGCCAGTCGTTGTATTGAGCGTGTTTGCGACCAATGCAACGTTGTTGTTAATGTTGGTGTAGGTTAAGCCAGAGGTCGTCGAAACAACCGTGGTGCCTGACACTACAGCAACTTGGAACAACTGATCAGGATCTTCGCAGACATAAGCGTAGATAAAGGTGTTTGCCTTTACCGAGGTGCCGCTAATCCACGATTGCGACCAGGTTGGTTGTCCAGTAACGGACGAAACAAACTGACATCCTAGAAAAACACCGGCAAAGCCTGTCGTCGGGGCCGTGGTCGTTGCAGTCGAAACAGCAATCGTGCCGTCGTTAACAAAAGCTACGGGGTCACCATAGCCAATGCTCGACGCACCAGATGCAATACGACGTTGACGAGTAGCTCCGGCAAAGACCTGACCACCGATCAAGTTGATCGGCTTTAGCCCATAGGGCTTGCTAACAGTCGGGTAAGCCATTTGATTTACTCCAAATGAGGTTATCTCTTACCGAATCTGACCTCAGAACGTCTGTCATTAAACAGCGGCATTCTTGGATCATTTTCGCGCATGAAATTACTGTCCACACTCTGCATCCAATCGTGAGCCTGCTTCTGGTAATAACCATTACGCTGCTCAACCATCTCTACAGGGGCGCGGCACAGCATTAATCCACCAATCTCAATATTGCCGGTTTGAGGTCCGGTTGCGAGCAATGCTCGGGCTACTTCTGGATAGTCCTCGTACTTGCATGGTTCAAAACCATCCTGGTGCCGAGTGGCTACATTGCGGGCATCGTCCTTTCCTAATACTGATGTCCGTACCCACCGATGCTTCCATCCGTCACGCGGTAGAGGGTCTGGCAATGAGCTGGGCGGCTTCCACTGTCTAGGACGCTCCGTGTTTTCACGGGTCTGTACTTCACGGGATTCGCGACTCATAGCTTTCCTTCCATCCGTAGTTTTGCCAACTGCTTGGCATATTCTTGAATTGGCACACCAAGGCGTTTTGCCGTGTTGGCCTCAGACTGCGTCAGCTTCAGTTTTTTAGGTGGCGAGCTGCGAGATGCCGGGGCAACCACCGAAGCAGGCCTTCTATAAGTTTCTGGCTCGGCCTGTTTGCCAAAATACTCTGGGAATTTTTCCCTCATGCGAGCATTAATTCGCTCGTAATACTCGTCAGTCGATGCGTAATGATCACCATGGTCCCGCGTTAACTTCTTGTGCAAGCCCATCGCAAAATACGTCATCTCATCATCAACACCTGCCGCACCAGATTGACCGAACCATGGGTTCTCGTTTTTCCAGCGCTCTGCTTTAGTATCAATGTGCTGCTGAGGTGGATTATATGGCTGATTTTCAACAGGTTGCAAATTCTCCTGTTGCGCCGGTTTAAATCCCTTAACCTTTTCTGCCTTAATAACCGCCTTACTAAACTCTTCTTGGGCCGTCGCTATCTTGTCAGCGTCACCCGTATAAAGCGCTTCTTTGTATTTACGCTTAGCCTCATCAAGCTCTTTCTCCGTCGCAACCTGCATCGTTTTGATTAAGGTTGTTTCGCCAGTACTGAGCTTCTCTTTTAACTTGGCATTTTCATCAGCAATCTGTTTTGCATAAGCAATTGCTGCTTCACGCTCGCGGATAGCCTCTTCCTTCGCCCGGCGCTCGTCATGCCTTGAGTGCGTAAGCTGTTGAATACGCTTCTTAACATTGTCTGAGTACTGTCGGATTTCATCGTCCGGTATCTCAGAAGGATCGCTCTTGATTGGATTAACACCTCGATCCTCTGGAGGCGTATCGTTTTCAATCTCAATTTCAACATTGTCGCCCTCTACTTCGACTTCAATGTTTCCTTCATTCTCTGTCGCCATAACTGCTCCTTATGCGCGGGTATAACCGCGTGGATCTTCGACAACACCTTCAACAGTATCGTCATTAATTAACCTAAACTCCCTGCCGTGGATCTTGAATCGTGTACCTGAATAAGCACGTACCAATACAAAATCACCTTCTTTGCACCATGGGCCCGTCGGAAATTTTGCTGTGTCCTTATAGCAATCCGGCCCTTGTTTAATTACAAATAAAACAACGGTGCTGAACTCTTCTAGTTTTGCTAGTGAGTCTGGTTTAAATAAACCATTGGCGAATTTATCCTCCACCTCTGGTAATGCGCATAACATCCGATAACCCGTGGGCGACGGTAGTTGCGTTGCCTGCTCTTCTTCATTTACTACTTCTGACATATCAGTCATCGTATTCCTTCATACGGTTTGCAAGGTCTTCGTTTATGCGTCTCGCGATCAGGAGACCTTGAATCTGACCGCAGACGAATTTGTAATCCTCAAACGACTTCATACTTCCTTGTGCAAGCTGTTCCTCCGCATAGCGGATCTGCTTGTTTATTTCAATTCCCAGTGCTTCGTGGAACTCCATCACGACCCCTTTGAATTTCAGCAGCCTTGTCAATCATCTTGACTTGGTTGTTTTGATTATTAATCCGCTCGTTGGACTTAATACGTTCCTGCTCCAACATGACCTTTTGGTTCTGTGCCTGCTGCTTTAACTGCAACTCAGCCGCATCCATAGCCGCCTCTCGCTGCTCTTTCTGCTGTTTGAGCTGCAACTCTGCTTGCTGCATCTGCACAACGGGGTCTTGCTGCGCCTGCATATTCTGCTGAGCCTGCATTTGCTGCGTGTTCTGCTGCAACAATTGCTGCGCTGCTTGCGCCGTGAGCCTTGATAACTGGACCTCAAAGTCCTCTGGCAATACCGTATTAGGCGCAGGCAACGGCGCACCCAATTGCTCTTCTATCTTGCGTCGATATAAGAATGCTAAATGCTCATTAATATGAGCCTGTGCAGCCGCCATCATTTGGCCAGCCATTGGGTTTTGTTGCATTTGCTGCCTTAATAATGGGTCATTTAATGCAGCCATATGCACAGTAATATGCGCTTCGTGATCCTGATATATAAACGCTTTAACAGGTTTCATAATCAGAATATCCATATTTTCAGAAACCGGATCTTTTGGATCTTGTTCCTTAGCAACAGGTATTAATTTATCAATATCTTTAATACCCAATACACCGAGCATACGTTTATGTAGCTCTGGCATATCATATATTTGTGGAGATTGCGCTGCTAATTGCAATACTGCTTGATATTGAGTAACTCGCTGCGCTAATGTTGTAGCATTTGGATCAGATACAGGTATTACTTCAACCGTATCATAATCAGCTTGTTTAGCTGCACGTCCTAATGGAGAATCAACGTCATAATTGTAGTCAGTCGGTAGATAATCTCTAATAATCGACGCTAATAATTTAAATTCCTGGCGCATTGAATAATGCAAACGCGCCTGCACCGCTGACATAACCTTTAATGTGCGTTCTAATACCGCTAACGTCGTACCAACTGGGGTATTTGCGGATAAATCGCTGATTTGCATGTCTGCCGTCGCGGCAAAACGTCTTCCTTCCTCAACAATCGTACCTAAAAGGCTATATAAAACCTGGCTTGGCTCTTTATAGGGCAGCGGTAGGATGTTATCCCTGATAGAACCTGACGGAACGTCTACATCACGGAACTCTCCAGGTGCGATTGGTGTGTCGTCACCCTTAACTCGAAGCCCGCGGGACTTCAAACCACCAGGTAGGTTCGATAACGTACCCGCATCCACCAACTGGCGGATCAAAGACGTACCTGATTTAGCAAAACCACCGACCAAATGGATCAAACCAAACCCATAAAACCCGAATCCGGGTATATAGGTGTAGTGCGTATAGTGCATCCGCTTCAATTTCAGCGGGTCTTCCTCGTACCAGTTCCTTCTAATGGCCAAAATCTCACTGGTACTCTTATCAATAGTCACAATGTAAGGCAATGCTATACCTGTTGGACCATCTTTATCGCTATCTTCAAAGCCTGGCAGGTCCAAATCCACGCACATTTCAAGAATTCGGTAGCGATCGTCCATGGTCGCGGACAATCCCTGCTCCTCTGCCTTGCGTTTTTCAATATCATCAAGGACCGTAGCGGGTTCTCCAAGGTCTACATCACGCCACAACCCTGCGTGCTGCAACTTTCTGACCTCATTTTTGGTCTTTCTCATGATCTGTGTGATACGTGGCGATGATCTAAGATCACTCGCGCCATATGGCACAACAATATCCTCGGCCGGCACAAACATTGACACCTGCCGACCTAAAGCAGGATCGTAATAAACCTTCTTAAATGCTGATCCAGCAAGGGAAAGTGACCACAACATCTTCTCGTGCTCCGGTCGATACTCAGGCATCTGCTCAGTTAAACGCCAATTCATATCCTCCATCACACGCTGGGCTGACTCCTCCTTCTCCTTGGTCAAACGCCCAACAATCTGTGTCTTTACCGGCCCCGAAGCAGGAAACGTCTCCATGATCGATTCCGCCTGGAACCGTACAGCCGCCTCTGACAGCAACGGATAGAACACACCACACGCCCCAGGCCATGGCTCCGTTCGATCCTCATACTTCATACCCAATAACTTCAACCCATCGACGTAGGTATCAACCCATTCCTTCCTCGATGACTGGTCATTCTCAAAATCTTCTAGCAAATCACTAGCAATTGTCGCCAGCTCTCGGTCATCAATATACTCAGCAAGGTTTGCGTCATGATCCTCCGGCGTATCTCGCTCTGGCTCTAACGTAATCTCTAAGCCATCCACCGTAATACCGACAGACTCAGGATCTTCTATTTCGATTTCAATATCCATGGGCTCTTCAATTGCATCCAAACCCAAGGGCGCCTTATATAATGCTGGTGACATTGCCATAATGGCTCCTAGTAATAAGCAGCTTTACGTTGATAAACAGGTTCTTTATCTTCATCGTCGGATTGTAGGCTCAAGAACCCTCCAGTCCTAAATCTCAATAAAGCCTGCGTCATCGAATCCACAAGGTCATCATGCTCCCCCGCAGGAAACGCAGCAACCTCCTCAATCAACTCGTCCGCAAATTTCCTCTCCGGAACCCATATCCGCCCCGAGGCAAATAAATCAGACACCGCATTCAGGCGCACGACTTTGTCGTTTCCTTTCGTGGGGCTGTACTCACTAACAGGGATCCCCATACGCCTGAGTTCAAAGATGAGGGGACTTCCTGCTGCTTTTGCTTCAACCAGAAATACATCTGGCTCCCACTCTTTGTAGGTTTCATAAGCCTTCTGCTTAAGCTCTGGGAACTCATACCGATCCTTAAATGCATCTAGCAAAATAATATTGGTATCACCCTCTTCGGTCGTCCACACACCCCATGTCGTACAAGCCGAAAAGTCCGCCCGATTACTCTTTAAAAAAGCCGTATCCCAACTCTGAATAATAAAATCCACCCGTGGCGGTCTATCACCATCCCACCGCATCCACCGCTGTCTCTTAACAATCGCCCCTTCTTCTGCTGTCGGCTGCTGCTGATACTGAGCATTCCACTTACTAACCGGAAGCTCCTCCTTCAGCGCCAACAACTCCTCTAACTTCCAAAACTCTGGCCATACCGGCTTACCCGAAGGCATGATGGCGGGCAACTCAATTACCTCCCACCCATCACCCCC